GATGGAAGTTGGATATCTCATTCCATGCGGTGACGCATTGGGGTTACAGCGTTGATCACATCATTCAAGATCAGGGGTATCACGCAGTTGATTGGCAACTACCAAACCCTGTGACACCCATCCAGCAAGATGCAACCAACAACAACGACGAAGGGAACTGAAATGGAACTGATTACCAAACCAACAGACAGAACCGAATGGCTTGCACTTCGCAAGCGCACTGCAGACGGGCGCGTTTCGTTCGGCGGTTCGGATGCACCGATCTTGATGGGCGCATCACCGTTCAGGACACGCGGCGATCTGTTCGTTGAGAAGGCAACGCTGGAAGTGAACGAAGCCGCACCGACAGCCGCGATGACGACAGGCAACTATGCCGAACCGATGCTGTTGCAATACGCATCCGATCAGTTGGGCGTGAAGTTCACGACACCGCAGGTTCAATACCGCGACGGTCAATGGTTGATCACGGCTGATGGCGTTGATAACGAAACTGCGCCTTCGGTCTGCGTTGAATGCAAGACCACTTCGCGCCACAGCATCCGTGACGCATCCGACATTCCGCAGGTGTATCTGTGGCAGATGTGGGCGCAGTCAATGGTGATGGGTTGCCCCGTGTTCCTGTCTGTGCTGGATCGTGACTTGCGGCTTTCGGTGATTGAATGTCCGACGAACCATGATGCTTTCGGTGCATTGCGTTTGGAAGCGGAAGTGTTCGGTGAATGGGTGTTGCGTGGCGAACCGATGCCTGATGACATTGACAACTTTTCTGCCGAACAGATTGCGTCGCTTTTCAAAGTTGAGAACAAGCAGATTGAATTGGGTGCGGATGCAATCATCTGGATTGAAGCGTTGAATGATGCACGCAAGATGGGTGCTGATGCAGAAGCGTTGGAAAAGAACGCGAAGGATCATCTGGCGCGCATGATGCTGGATGCCGACACGGGAACCATCAACGGTCAAGTTGCTGTTACTTGGAAACAGCAGAAGGGTCGCGCAACAACCGATGTTGCACGAATGCGGCAGGATCATCCTGATCTTGTTGCGCAATATGAAAAACAAGGTTCACCATTCAGGGTGTTCCGCACAACGAAGGGAAAGAAACAACAATGACATTCCAACTAGACGGTTATCTAACGGTTGCCGAACGCATCCAGCAATTGAAAGCGAAGTATCCAGATGCGGTGCTTCGCCCGTTCAACCCTGCTGAACCGTTCACGATCAAGGAAATCGGCGGCACTGAATACATCATCTACACCGCCGCTTGTTACAAGACACCGAACGATCCGATGCCTGCGGTTGCAGTTGCAATTGAACCATGCGTTGCTAAATCAAATTTCACCCGCGACAGTATGGTAATGAATGCCGAAACTTCCGCTTGGGGCAGGGCGATCATGGCGGCGTTGGCGTGCGACACCACAGCGAAGGTTGCTTCTGCTGACGAAGTGCGCAATCGCCAAGCCAATGATCAGATGGCAACCGTCATCAAGGCATTCCCGAAGGCGAATGTTCAACAACAGCAGGTGACTACCGCACCAGCGAAGTCGGGAATGATCACGCAGAAGCAGATCGGTTTGCTTGGCAAACTGACACGCGAAAAGCAGATGAACAATCTTGACCTGCTCGCATTTGCAGAAAAGGAAATCGGGCGCACGCTTGATGGCATGATTTCTGCATTGACCAGCAAGGAAGCATCGCAGTTGATTACCGCGCTGATGAGCGAAGCACAGCCGCAACTTGCGCCAGCAGATGAAGAACCCTTCTGATGGCAATTCAAGCGTGGCGTGATGGTGCGCAATGTGTCGGGATGCCGAACGAAATGTTCTTCCCTGAGAAGATCACAGATAATCGTTTTGATGCCGCATTGAAGGTGTGCGCGGCTTGCCCCGTCACCTACGAATGTTTGATGCTGGTCATCAATCTTGATGATGTTGATGATCGTTGGGGCGTGTTCGGTGGCACTACACCGAAAGAACGCCGCAAGATACGCGGCATGATGCACAAGATGACGGTGCGTGAAGCGATGGTGGCGGTTCGCAATGACAGGTGATCCGCGTAAAGGTGAATGCGAAGGCAATCCAGACAAATGCAAGGTGACGAACTGCCCCCTGTTCGGCACTTTGGGCAAACCTGCGCGTGACGGGAAACGCCGCATCAAAGGATGTGGTGATCCTGTTGCGCGTGGGAAACGCTCACGCAGGAAAGGATTGAAGAAGCAACGCGATGCGCGCAAAGCATTGGGTGTTGCACCGTCGCACAAGTTTGGTGACGCGAACGAAGAACGATGGAACGATCCGATCTTTGCAAATGAAGTCAAATCAGGGAAACAGATACAGGCGGCGGTGAACGCATGGTTGCGCATTGAAAAGCAGGTGCGTAGCAACGAAGCGGATTTTGGTTCGCTTCGCAAACCTTGTCGTGCTGTGTTGATGCCCGACGATTGGGGTAGCGAAGGTTTGGTGATGCTTCGTTTGTCGGTGTGGCGTGATTACATCGCGCCTGCGCTCGCAGAGTATTACGGACAGGGCGAATGACTTTTGACTATCGGTCATCGTTTGAATTAGGACATAAGTATTCGCGGCTTGTTACGCAACGGTTGCAGGATTGTGGTGTGGAAGCAGATCTGCAACCATTGGAATTTGCGCGTGATGTGCAGGACAGGGAACGATTCACATTGCATGAAAAAGACATTGTGACTGCGGCTGGTGTTTTGGAAGTGAAGTCATCAAGTCGCGTGTTCGGTGATGATCCGTTTGACTATCCCGCTTCGTCGCTGATCGTGGATACGCTTCACGGCTTCAATGCGAAGGTGCGGAAACCTGTGGCGTATTGCATGGTGTCTCAGGCGACGAAAGCGATGCTTGTCGTTCCTGTTTCATCGCGGCATGAATGGTGGGTTCAGAATTTGTATGACAGGAAGCGGGAAATCTATGATGATTTTCTGTTGGCAAACAAATCGGTTCTGCGTTCGTTCGCTGAATTGGTTGATTGGTTGAAGGGGAAACAAAGGTGATCATTCGCGGGCAACGCAAGAAAACTAATTTCACGGTCATTGGCAACGATGTGTTGCGTGATGATCGCTTGTCTTATCGGGCGCGTGGTTTGTTGGCGTGCATTTTGTCGCGCCCCGACAATTGGCGTACTTCGGCTGACAGTTTGGCGCGTGAAGGCAAGGAAGGTAGGGCGGCGATCCTTACGGCTTTGAAGGAATTGGAAGATGCTGGTTATCTGGTTCGGTCGCGGGTTCAGGACAAGGCAGGGTTGTGGCGCACGCACAGCACTGTTTATGATGAGCCGCGCAACATAACCGAAGTTCAGTTTCCGAATGTCGGTTCACCGAACTTCGGTTTCCGCACTTCATTAGAAGAACTACATAAGAAGAAACTAGATGTTGCGCCAGACTTTGAAAAGTTTTGGAATGCGTATCCGCGCAAGATAGCGAAACGCGATGCACAGAAGGCATGGATGCAGGTGATGCGTGTAGATGATGCACCGACGCTGGAACAAGTGCTGACTGCTGTTGAGCGTTACAAGCAAGCACAGAAGGATCGCAATTACATCGCGTATCCCGCAACATGGTTGCGTGCAGGCAGATGGTCAGACGAAACGGAAACCGACTACGCTGGTGGTACGGATGGGGAACGGGAAGCATCCCCGAATGTGGTGCAAGCACAATCTTTTGCGTCGGCGTTCTTTCATACGCGGCGCAGTTCGGATGAATTGAAAGACGCGATAACGCATAGGGATAGCGAATATCAGGAAGCGGCAATCAAGTTCTTTGAACATTTGAAAGCAGGTAGCGCATGAAGTTTCTTGCAGGGGCGATGATCGCCATGATGGGTGCGTTTGGTTTGGTTGCTGGTGTGTCTCAGGGTGCGTATGCGCCGCAACCGCCGCTTGTCGCGGTGGTGAGCGTCGCGCCAGAAACAACGACGACGACAACAAGCACGGTTGCTGTTGCGGCTGATGCGCGTTGCCCGCAGTGGTGGGATACGGCTGTTGCGGCTGGTTGGGAACAGGAACAGTTGTCGGATTTGGATGCAGTGTTATGGCGTGAAAGCCGATGCGATGAAAAACAGAACAACACTTCCGATCCGAACATTGTGGATGGCGTGAAGGGTTCGGTCGGGTTGGCGCAGGTGAATGTGTTTTGGGTGCAGGCAACGAAGTGGTATCCACTTGGCTACCTGCAAACGGTCACTGTGGTTTCGGGTGCGCACGATTTGTATGATCCGTTTCTGAACTTGCGTGCGGCGAAAGCCATTTTTGACTATGACAGGGGCGAAGGAAGGTGTGGCTGGTCGGCTTGGGCGTGGAAGGGCTGTGATTGATGGCTGTCGTGCGCTTAGGCGCGGGATACGGGTGGGGGGTATCTAGATAGCACCCCCTGCCTTTTGGAACGCTCATATCGCTTCCTATTGCGTGGTTTTTGGTGGAACCCGCATGAAATAAGGGTTTTGGAAGAAATTTGAAGAATTTGGAAATAATGCTTGCAATGCGGCTTGCCGCAAGTAATAATTGATGTATCGGGATACAGGAAAGCCCGCAAAACAAAGGAACAAGGAACATGGACATTCAAAAAGAAATTGACAACATAGTAGAAAACGCATACCAAAAGAACCAGCGGAAAATCCGCGAAGCAGAAGAACTGATTTCCAAAGTGCTGAACGGTGGAACGATCAACAAGACCGAACTTCGCAAAGTGATTGCCTTTCAAAAGGAATGCGCAAAGTCGGTTGCCTTCTTCCTGAGCATGAACACCGAACTTGCGAAAGTTTGGGCAAACAGGGGTTCAAAGGCTGGCAATGCAATTTCGCTAACAGTTGCAAGGATTTGTTCAACGAAGAAGGGGTGACTAGCAAGCAGGGAAGTGCAAGCCTTCCCCACCCACAAGGCGAAAGCCGAATACCAAAAACCAACAACAACACAACAAAGGAACAAGGAACATGGCAACGAAACACACCAAGAAAGCAATCCGCGAAGAAATGGCAGATGTGAATGCACAGATGCGCTGGTTGCGTCAAGCAATAGCCGAAGGCAATTGGGCTGATGCACACACAGCCGCACAGCAACTTGCCGCATCTGCGGCAGGTTTGGAATACACGATGGAACAGCAATTCATCGCGGCACACGAAGCAGAAGTGGCTGGTGCGTGAACATGACGCTGAACATTCAGAAACTTCGCGTGCCTTGCACCGATGCCTACCAGCGCATTTCACGCGACGCATTTCGTTGGTGTGTCACCGATGAAACAGGGATAATCATGCAAGACCCGTTCGGCATCACGAACGAAGGCGACGCACAATACAAGTTGAAGCGCGATGCCATCAAAGCGGTAGAACATCTCACTGCGCAGGCTGGTGCGTGAACATGGAAACGAAACTAAGCAACGCGACTTGGGCGAAGAAACTTTCAACAACACGCTTGGAAGCATTGTTGCAAGCGGCAGGTCGCGGCATTGATGAACTTGAAAGGGATGACAAATGGAAATATGTAGGGGTGAATATTGATGCGGCACGGGACGGTTATGGTGTGCTGTTGAATGAACTGAATAATCGCAACAACAACAACGAAGGGAAACACGAATGACACATTCAATTCAAATTGAGTTGCAATGCGACAAATGCCACACGATACTTGAAACGCAGGCATTGACGATTGCAGATGCACGCGCAGAAGCGCGTGATGATGGTTGGGCATTCAGCCGCAACAAAGACATTTGTTGCAACTGTCGCCAACGCAGACCGAAAGGTTTGAACAAGGAAACTTGGCTGGAATGGCGACCCGATCTGGTGAAAGGTGACGATCAATGAAAGGCATCTTCTTCGGTATCGGTTTCTTCGGATCGGTGTTCTTCGCACCGAACGCAGACAGCACCATCGGCAACGGTGCAATCCATCCGTTCACCGCATTCCTAACCCTGATGGTTGTCACGGGTGCATGGATACTGTCGGAAGCCGATTGGCTGTAACACCCACCAGATAGCATCGCGGCATTGAAAGGAACGAAACGAAACATGGATGTTCGTGTGGCGGCAAAAGCGGGCGAAGTTGATGCAGGGCTGTTCCTTCCCTGCCTTCGCTTTATCGGTGCAAGTCCGATACGCCACATCATCCAGAACGAAAGGGATGCGCGATGCAGACACTTACACAGCAACAATTGCTGGATGCCATTGAATTCTTGCAAAGGGTTTTCGTCGGATCGGTTGATGAACAACGGCTGGTGGACACCATCAATGCTTTACGCAAAGAACTGAAAAGGAAACAGGATGATCAACGAAAGCGAAACAACAGAACTTGAAATGTGGCAGGCGCGATGCGACGAACTGCAAGTTGCTTGCGAACGCCTGCGCGAAGAACGCGACAGCGCACGCAACATCGCCGCGCTTCTAGAAGCAGAATTCGCTAGACAGATGGCAACCGTTGCCGATCTGCACGCACAGATTGACCGTCTGCGCATCCACATTCAGCAAGGCGTGGAACTGTGATGCTTGAAAGCGCAATGGTTCTAGTCATCATCGCATTAGTCGGAACGCTTCTAGGTGTCGCACTCAGGGGTTGGTTTCAGTGAAATGGATGATGTATCTGGCGGGGATCGCTGTTTGTTCTTGTGCAGGTTTCTTTGTCGCAACCGCAAAAGATGCGAACCGCAGGAAGAAGGAAGCGGAAAGAACACAGGCAGTCATACAGGAATTGCAGGCTTTGCGTGGCGAGATGCACACGACACAACAAGAACTATGGCGACGCTGATGCCGAACACCGATCTTGGCGACATAATCCCCGAAGCACCGCGCACCATTCTGGAAGCCGACAGCGATGGATGCTGTCGCTGGATTGTGCGCCTACATCCCGACACCGCACACGGCTTGGAAGAAAGCGTTGATGTTCTGCTGTGGATGTGGGCAGACGGATCAATTCACCTAGCCACAAGACCAGCCATGCACCCCGATTGGTCATGGTCAGCACCCGTGTATCCAGATCGCATATGACAGATACACCGATGCAGAACGCAACCGCAATCCTTGTGGATGCAAGCCAGATCATAAACAAGGATCGCAACGATGTTTATGGTCATGTGGTGCAGGACTATGAGAAGGTGCGCACCATCTTCCACGCGCTGACAGGCATTCAACTAGACCTGCACCAATGCCTGCTGTTTATGGCATCAGTGAAGTTGGCGCGATTGAAAACAAATCTGGAACGCGATGTGTTGCACAAAGACAGCCTTACCGATCTCATCGGATACCTAGCCTTGCAAGCAGAAGTGAGACACCCACAATGACAACCATCATCTGCGAATGGTGCAAAACCATCGTGCGCCACGAACCGCGCCGCATATCTGGATGCAACTGCGACCCCGACGCGCCCCAATGGTGCTACATAGACACCGATGGAACGCCACGCGGTTTAGGTTCAGCCAGATACACAAACATCACAGAAGGGAACAGCAATGCCGAAGAAGGGTTATCCGAAACACCATAAGGTGCGCGACAGACTGCCAGCAGAACCGTTGTTCACCATGTTCAACGATGATCTGTCATACAGACAAATCGGCATCCAACTTGGAAGAACACGCCGCACATTGCAGGAATGGAAAGTGAAAGGTATCCCGTTCTATGAAGCGGATAGGGTTGCGTGTCATATCGGCGTGCATCCTTCACACATTTGGGGCGAACAATGGTGGCAATCAACATCAGCGAACTAACACCACACCCGCGCAATGTGCGGCAAGGTGACATAGGCGCGATAGCCACAAGCCTTGAAACCTTCGGGCAGTATCGCCCGATCATCTATCAGAAGGCGACACGCCACATCATTGCAGGCAACCACACATGGAAAGCCGCGAAACAATTGGGATGGAAACAGATAGACGCACAACCATATGACTGCGACGACGACACCGCACTACGCATCCTGATCGCAGACAACCGCGCAACAGACCTAGCCACCTACGACGACACTGCACTACTAGAACTGTTGAAAGAACTAGCCGCAACCGAAAAAAAATTGGATGGCACATTGTTTGAAGGGGATGACCTACAACGCCTAGTAGATGACACCACCCCACCCCCACCCCCCGAACCAGCAACCACCATCTGCCCCGAATGCGGCGCAAAATTTCAAAACGAAAAATGATTTACAAACCCTGCCTGAACTGCGGCACACTCACCAACGCCACCCGATGCCCCAACTGCGCCAAGATACACAACAAGAACAACCAACGCCCCAAGCCAATACACCGACGCGGCAACTACCGAACACGCGCAAAACAAGTAGTGAAGCAAGCAACACACTGCTGGCTATGCGGGCAAGGCGCACGCGACAACGATCCATTCACAGCAGATCATGTGATCGCAGGCGATATAAACAGCCCGCTACTACCAGCGCACCGCACTTGCAACAGCAGGCGGGGAAATCGCGATCCAATCACCCACATCGCCATCCATCACCCTGAACGGCTCAACCCCCGCACAAAAAATCAACCCCACCCCCCCGCCATCTGATTTTTCCACAGACCGAAGGGGGTATGCGCC